GCGATCCGGCTCTTTCACGGCGATCGCGTTCGTGAGCGGGAGAGTCTGAAACGGACGAGCCGGGTCGATCGCGCCATATCGCGCGATCACGGCGGCGACCTCGGCCGCGAACTCCATCGGAGGCGTGAGAGGCGCGGCCCCATCTTGCGCGACGATCACGGAGTGTTGAGAGTTCCGCGAGTCGCCGAGCGTCGTCAGTGTTCCGTGTGACCCCGCGGCCGAGGTCACGGCGACGCCGTCGATCATCCTCATCGGCCCGAACCGGCTCGACAGCTCGGCCTCGAGCGAGGCGAGCGAGGTCGCGTCGGTGTACGGGTGCGCGATGATATGGAACCACTGATCGCCCATTGCAGCGATCAGAGTCGCGAGCGCCGGCGCGGTCGTCCCGCTCGCCATTGCGACGATCGCCAGGCCGACGCCGCTCGGGAGAGCCTCGCCGTCGACGAACGAGTGACGAACGTCGTACGAGTTCCCGACGAGTCCCCGGTGTCGGAACGTGACCGTCACGACAGCGAGCGCGGCCGCGGCCGTGACCGGGAGATCGGCGTTCGCGTTGATCGCATCGGCGATCGCGGTCGCGATCGCGGTCGCCGTGTCGCCATTCGCGACGGCGACCGTGACCTTCACGCCGCCGAGGTAAAGCGAGATCGTCCCGTCGGCCGTTGCCGGACCCGTGACGGTGATCGTCCCGTTCGCTTGAACGCCCGCGCCGTCGTCGGCGAGGACGCCGATCCAGGTTTCGGTTTGTGCGTCGCTTGCAAAACGCGCGATCGCTTGTCGATGGAGCATCGAGCCACGACCCGCGAGGGTCGCGACTTGATCGGCGCTCGTGACCTTGTGCAAGGTGTTCGCGCCGGCCGTACCGGCGACGATCTTTTGACCGATCAAAAGAATCCGATACGCGAGCGAGGCCGGACCCTGCGACGCGCGCGAGTTGTCGAACTCGACGGCGACGAACGGAACGCGGAGGCTATTCGGGATCTGATTGAAGCTCGGCATTTTCGGTGTTCTCCATTGTTTCGGCGGCCGTCTCGGCGGCCGGCGGTTTGATATGATCTGTCACTAAAACGACATCCCCGTCAAGCAACCGTCTACGCCAGAACGACGAGTCCGATACACTCTCGCCGGCGTCCGGCAACGGTCGCCGGGTTCGCGGATCGCGTATTACGGAACCGGGGACGGCAGGGCGAATTGTCAGGCGATTTATCACGGTTGAACCTCGAAATCGTCGTGAGCCGTCTCGGGACGGCTCGGGTCAATAGTTGCGAAGGTCGCGTCGGTCACGTTGTGTTCAGTGCCGACCGCCTCGAAGTCGTCGACGAGAACGGGAGCGATCGGCGCGAGAGTCCGGTACGTCACGCGATACGATAGGAGTAGGAGGCCGAGCGTCCGATCGCCTTCCTCGACGATCTCGGTTTCAGTGCCAGTTAGAATCGACTCGCCAGCCTCGCCGCCGAGGTACGGATCGCCGTGCATGATGTTTTCGATCTGTTCGGCGAGCGCGTCCATCCGGTCGTCGACTTGCTCAACCTTGGGATCGGTGACGGCTCCCGCCTTGACCCATGCCTCGATCACGACCGAAAGATCGCGCGTCAGCTCGCGCGGAGCGGTCGCCAGGGATTCACCCGCGACCGTTTCGTCGAGAGTGTAAACCGCGATCGCCGGTAGTTCCAGGCCCCGCAACGGTAACACGCGCGACGGGTAGACGCGCGAACCCGCAACGGTCGCGCCGGCGACGATCAGATCGCGGATCTTTTTTCGTATGACCTCGCGTTGATGCGGCATCGCTACGCGCCCTTGCGGTGTAACAGCAAACGGATCGCGCGCCCGACAGGGTCGCGGACACGTTGCCAGATCACATAATCGACGCCGGCGACGGTGATCGTCGGAGCGTCGTCGTCCTCGGGATCGATCGGGAGATCCGCGAGCAGGACAAAAACCGACGCGGTTACTTGCTCAACCGCGCCGGTCCCTTGATCCGATAGGACGAAATTCGGATCGAACATCGCCGGAACCGTGACGGGAGCACCGACAGTTGGCGCATAGACGATCTCGACCGATCCAAGGTGATCTTGGACGGCGCGATCGACCGCGGCCAACGTGTCGGCGAACGCCACGGGTTAGGCGGCCCCTGATCCGGTGAGTCGGATATAACCGACTTCGTCGCCCGCGAGAGCCGCGGCGACCGCGTTCCCCACGAACGCGCCGGCGATCGGCGTATCCTGGCAAACACCGGTCCCGACGTTGAGGCTGATTTTCTCGCCCTCGGTCCACGCCGAGCCGGCGAGCTTTGCGACCTTGTGGACGCCGACCGTCCGCGCCTCGAACGGGAAGGTCGCGGCGACCGTCGTCGTCGCAACGACCGCGAGGCCGCCGATCAGGTAAATTTGACCGGCGACGACGCCGCCGGCGGGTGCCGTCAGAGTGACAACGTCGCCCGGTTGAATGTAATTCGCGCTCATGTTGAGTTCCTTTGAAAAAGTTTCGTTTTTGGGTTTCGTGTTTCGTTTTGGCTTGGCCGTTGCGTATTACACGCCGGCGTTCGTGACCGCTCCGCGGTAATCGATCGCGGCGACGCCGTAGTCGAGGCGCACCTTCCACTCGACGCCGTCGATCCGCCATCCGTTTTGAACTTCGAGCGCCGGATTTTGCATCCCGTCGAGGAACGCGACCTCGAGAGTCGGAGCGACCGACGGCGACGCGAACGAGTATCGGCGCGTCCCGGACAGTCGAGGCGTGTCGACGATCTCGGAATAGAGGCCGACGACCTTGTTCGGCGACTGGAAAGTCCCCGTGTAGTCGGGATCGAACTCGCTCGCGTTCAGGACGCGCGCCTTGCCGCCCAGGCCGATCGGGAGAGCCAAGATCGCCGGACGGAGGTCGAGGAACTCGTTCCCGGCCGGGTCCATCTGCGTAGCCATCACGACGCGATCGGCGTCAATGCTGTCGACGGTGAGCGCAGCGCCCGCGCCGATGTTGTTGTGCGACGCATGGAACAACGTATTACCGTCGGACATAACGGGACCGAGGCCGCCGTTCAGCTTGAGCAGGTCGTAGACGTCCGATTCGACCGACAAGCGAGCAGCTCGGCCGAACATGGTCGCGAGCTGCGAGAACGCGCCCATATCGTCGTTGATGATCGCCTGTCGGGTCAAACCGATGATGTTCCCCTTCGTGATCGCCGAGATCGACTCTTTCGAGCCGTCGGGGATCTCCTGATTTTTGAACTCGCCGTGCTCGTTGACAGTCTGCAACCGGCCGAACGTTCCCTGACGGTAGCGGTTGTGCGGACGGAAATCCGACACGGATCCGACAGCGCAAAAGCGCGACCAGGAATCGGGCGTCGTTGCGTACGCCGACAGGAGGGTTTTGTGCATCGCCGTTTCGAGCAACACGGGGAAATTCGAGGTCGTCGAGTATCCCGATCCGCGGTGAGTGAGAGCCAAACCGATCAGGTTTTGGCGATCCATGCCGCGACAATTCACGCCGGCGTCCTCAAGACAACGACGAGCGAGGTCGAGCAGCGTCAACCCGCGGAACTCGCCGGGATCGAGCTCGGCCTTCTCGCCGGCCGAGCTTGCGGCCTTCGCGACGATCGGCGCGACGCCGGCGCGCTGCAAAAGCCAGGCCCCCGCGCCGCGGACGAACTTGTCGCGAGCGTCGTCGGTGATCTCGACGCGCGAGCCGTGATCACGGACGGCCGGAACGTGAGCCTTTTCCCGCTCGTCGGTCGCGACCTTGCGGAACTCCTCGACGGTCGTCCCCTCGGCAACGTGTCGAGCGGTGAGGGTCGGATCGACTCCGAACGCGGCCCCGAAACGCTGAATTTCGCCGGCGCGAGCGCGCTCGGCGCTCACGGCGTCGCGCTGAGCGATCGCGATCGTCTCGGTGTTCTCGTTTGCCTTGTTTTCGTCGGTGATCTTCGGTTCCATCTTTTTCTCCTGTAGTTTTCTCGTCACAATGACGCAAGCGTTGCCATCGACCGTCGAGGTCGCGTCGGATCGAACTGTCGCGCCGGCGTCGGCCCCGATCGGAACGATCGAAACCTCCATCGGTTCCCAATCAAGCGCGCGCAAGATCGGGATCTGTCCGCGTTCCTCGGTTCGCTCGTATTTGTAGACGCGATATCCGACGGACACATTTTGAAGGATTCGCTCGGCGATCTTCGTGAACACGCCGTCCGCGCGCTTGTCAACGCCGGCGCTCGGGAAGCGGACGACCGCCGTCCCGCGCTTGTTGTTCAGCGACGCCGACTCGATCACGCCGAGGACGTTGTCGGTCGCATAGGATCGGTGAGAGTCGACGAACGGAGTCGACCCCGAAACGAGTCGCGCCATCCGAACGTGGTCGGCCTCGAGGCTCAATTCCTCGTCGTAGGGTCCGTCGAAATACGTTTCACGTCGAACCCGCGCGCCGGTCGTCCATACGATCTCGAACTTGCGAGCCTCCACATCGATCGAGTCGGGAGCGATCTCGGCTCGGAGGTTGAGCGCGCCGATCCGCTTGGTTTCTGTTTGTTCGTTCGTCGCCATGTTTCGCCGAGTCCGTCACAAAAAAAACAGGCTGTCAACCGGACCCGAGATCGATCGACTCGATCGCGGCGAGTTCCGCTCGGTTTTTGGCGGCGAGGATCTCGGCCTTTTTCGCGTTTACGAGCGAGCGGACGCGGGTGAAAGCGTCGCAAGCGGCCCCGACGAACAACGCGGCCTCGGTCACGTCCCCGAGGACGATCGAGGCCCCTCCGAGGCCAAACCAGACGATCGGATATTTCGCGGCCGGCGCGATATGCAACGCGAGCAGCTCGGCGAGCGCGGTCGAGTCGAACCCGAACCGCTCACCCGATCCGACCGGGTACTCGAAACCCGCCGAGATATGGTCGGCCGTGTGTTGATCGATCGTCTCGATCTTGGACTCCCGAAAATTTGCAAGTTTCGGCGTGTCGGCCACGGCTTTTTCGGCCGGCGACATTTCGACGATCCGTTTTGGGTTATCTTCCAATTTCCAGTGTCGCGGCGGGACCTTTTTCAGTGCCGCGAAATCCGCAAGCGCGGCGGCGTCGTCCGCCATCGCGCCCGACAGAGTGAACCACTCGGCGGGATCGTAGTCCGGCGTGTTTGCGCTGTCGTGGATAGCCCGCGTTGATCGGTGTATTACGATTCCCATTTTCTATGTTCCTCCGCTTACGGTGAACGGGTCGGCGATTCCAGTCGCCCCGACACCGAACAAAAGGTTCGACGCGCCGATCAGACTCGGCATGGTTCCCACGTTTGATCCTTCGATAACATGCTGGCCACTCCACCACTCGACGTCCGGGATCGGCCCGCCCATT